GTGACCGGGCCGCCGTAAGCGCCAGAAACCAACTGGCGATAACAAAATCAATAATGCCAGAAGGGGAGACGACTATGAGAAAGACCGCAAATAATGACTTCCAAAACTTAGCGCCGGTGGAGCATGAAGCTCTGCCGGCGTTGTCGTGCATGCAGCATGAAACGAAAAGGGGCGTAATGAGCCGGCACCACCCGTACTCCGCCCCTTCTCCGTACTAACACGCCGAGGAGACCTTCGCCGTAAGGCGGGATCAAAGCGCGTGTTCCATATCCGACACCACATCGGACAGCCAGTTTCCTACACAAATTTGTAGGAATTGTCAAGTGCTATAAGGTTTCACCAAATACCTTATAACGCAACCAACCTGCTACGCCGTAGCCACCCGCTCCGAAAGGACGATGACATGAACAGCTTCCACGTTTTTCACCTCAAGCTGCGAACCATCGTAGCGGCCCAGTTGAACAGCGCCGTTGCTCATGCCTTCGAATCGCCCGATCCAAGCAAAGCCACCCGAATGCGCAAGCACGTCGTCACCAAGGGCGGGCCAGCGGGAAGGGTCGAGCCAAGCTTTCACACCAACGTGGAAGACAGGCTCCATCACCTTCGTGTCGATGACAATCGCGTACCGGCCTTCAGGGATGCGTTTGCGGCCGTCGTTGATTGGTTCAAACTTGAACTTGCCAGCCTTGCGGTCGGAGATTTTGCCGTAGGTGCGGGCAACCGTAATAGGCGTGATGGAAGGAGCGGTTTCTGCCGCCTCGCGAGCCATCTCTGCCACGTCATCTTCGGAGACGCCCAGGAAGGCGGCAATCGCCGGGAATTGCCTAGGTCTTGGAATGACGCCAGCCTTCCAGGTGCTGTAGGTCTGCTGAGGCACGCCTAGCTCTTCGTACACAGCGCGATCCTTTACGGCTCTACGCTTTTGCTCTTTCAAGATCGACTGCAGGAGGCGCGATTTAATCTCAGGCATACCCTGTAACTCCGGAGGAAATCTTGACAAATTTGTAAAAATAGTTTAGTTTCACAACCCTGTCGCTTTGTCAACCACAAGGCGGCCACCACTCAGAGGAGACGACATGACGCTTATCACCAGCACTATGCTGGCGGATATGCACGCGCGCCGTGAGAACGGCGAGAGCGTCGCAGATATTGCCGCCAGACACAACGTCAAGCCAATGGCCGCATACCAGCGGCTGCGGCGCACATACGGCCTGCACAAGCAGCGCGCAATCATCCCAGCCAATGACAACAATCCCTACCGCACGACGCACCTGGCGCCGCACAACGGCGGTTGCTCTACGCTATCCGGCCTCATGCCGGTTTCGCTGCCGCGCGTTCTGACCGCGGCGAACGACAACATCGACGATGCTGACTTGCAGGCCGGGCAGGCGGTCAACGACTACGCGCTGCGTGGGGTAGCGGCATGACCTGCGATTGCGAATTCTTCAATTTCGGCGATCCGGTCCGCAACCGACAAAATCCAAATCTGACTGGTGTTGTCATCGGCGACCGCAACTGGGGGAGCGAGTACCTCGTGCGCCTCGCGGACGGCGCAACGACGATCTGGTGGTACGGCATCGAGATCGAACACGATCAGGATGGCGAACCGCCAGCGAAAGAGGATGACGACACCAACGTCGTCAAGGTCGACTTCACACAACGGCGCGCGATGACCGCCGAGACAACAACGGAAGGAGCAGCGTGATGGGTGAGTTTAAGAAGGGTGACGAAGTTAGACTGATCAAGTCTGAAGATTACAACGGGAACGGTCGATACGGGAAGACCGGAGAGATCGGCACAGTCATCCGGTACGACGCCATTGACCACGCGTACTATGTGGATTTCATTGAATCTGGACAATGGTGGGCGAAGGCCTCGAACCTCGAACCTTCTGCCGCCACCCTCAAGATTGAGGCAGGCAAGTTCTACAAGACGCGCGATGGCCGGAAGGTCGGGCCTGCCTTCATTTCTGGGAACATCGCAACATTCGGCAGCACGGGCAACTATGCCAGCGCAGTTTGGGCGGACGACGGTCGATCGTCGAGCCGAGACGACAAGTTGAGCCTGAAAGATAACGACATCATCGCCGAATGGATCGACGAGCCTGTCGCGAAGGCCAGCAACGACAACGCCGAGCCAAAGTTCAATATTGGTGACCGGGTACGCGTCGTGAAGGACGGGTTTATCTCGGGCGGATCAGGTCACAGTGCGAAAATCGGCGATGAATTTGTGCTCCGGGAAATGAACCCTACCAAGATTTTCTGGCGAACGGATGGACCTGATTTTTATGAGCACGAGATCGAGCTCGTCTTCGCTGCCATCGTCGCCCTCATCGAAAACGGCCAGCCCAAGCCATCCTCAACGCCGCACGTCCATACGTCTGCCGAGGCAGCCGAGAAGGAAGCCAAGCGTCTTTCGGCGAAATACAAGGGCAAGAAGTTCGGCGTGTTCACGCTGACGGCGACGCATGAAGAAGCCGCGCCGGTCTATGACCACAAGTGGCAGAATATGGCTGCACTGGGCCTCAAAATTGACGCGATCAAGGAATTGCGGGCTGTTGCTGGCCTCACCTTGAAGGGTGCGAAAGACGCCGTCGAGGCGTGGATCGAATACGAGAACGCAGCCTAACCAGCGCTAGCGGCTGGCTACCAACCAGCCGCACTTCACCACATCATTGAGGAGACCTTTATGAAGGATGCTTTCGCAATCCTCGCCGCGACGCTGATCACGCTCGTGCCGCTCAGCGCTGTTGTCGCCGCGGTCGCCGCTTGGGTGACGCACGTCTATGTCTGTATTCAGGCAAGTGCGTGGATCCTGCTGGCCTTTGGCTGCGTCGTCGCACCTGTCGGCATTATCCACGGCGTTGGTGTTTGGTTGGGAGCGTTCTGATGACGTCCCCCTGGTACACCGAATCCATCACCGCACCACCGCTCGATCACGTGCCGGTCACGCCAACGCCGCGCAAATACGTTTGTCGTGGCCTGAAGCGCGGTGCAATCGCCGCCGTTACAGCAGCATCGGCCATAGGCCTGATTACGCTGTTTCCGTTCGCAGTCGTTGCGATTGTCGTGCTTGGCTCCTTCTGGTGGCTGTTTTGCCGTCTGTTCGCGCGCTGATCACTCATTGGCGGTGGATGATTGTCCTTGCGGCCGCCGCCTACATCGCCGCCATCATTTTCACCGCACCACCACACTGAGGAGGCCTTATGGCTATTTCACTTAGCAGCCTGAAGTCGACGAAGAGAGCCGACCCACCAGTCATCTTGCTCTACGGCGTCGACGGTATCGGCAAAACCAGCCTTGCCGCCGAATTTCCTGACGCACTATATCTGCCGACGGAAGGCGAGCGCACACCGTCCGATGTCGAGCTTGTCACGCCCGGCACCATTGAAAGCTTCGACGAGCTTCTCGACGTATTCGGTGAACTTCTCACCGATGAACACGATCGCAAGACGGTCATTCTCGACAGTCTCGATGGCCTTGAGCCGCTTGTCTGGGCGGCAACTTGCCGCCGCATCGGGGTGGCCTCTATCGAAGAAGCTGGCTTCGGCAAGGGATACGTTGAGGCCGATGCTGAATGGAATGAGCTGATGGCCGCCGTGTCCGCTCTCGCGCAACGAGGCATCTGTGTCGTGATGCTGGCGCACCCTGAAATCGTCCGCTTCGATAGCCCTGTCACCGACCCATACAGCCGTTATCAGCCGAAGCTGCACAAGCGCGCCAATGCTCTGGTTCGCGAGAAGTCTGACATCGTCGCGTTTATGAACTACCGCATTTCTATCAAGGAGAAGGAAGTCGCACGGCAAACCAAAGTCGCGCACGCTGAGGGCGGCAAGGAGCGTCAGGTGCATCTGTCGGAAGGCGCCGGCTTCAATGCGAAGAACCGCTACAGCATGCCTGATGCAGTGCCTTACCGAAAAGGGCAGGGCTATGCCGAACTGGCGAAGCACTTCCCGGCGCCGACGGGAGTGGCGGCGTGACCATGTTCCGAGGCGAATCGTGGTTTGCGTGGCATCCCGTAAAGGCACGCACTCGATCCGGCCAGATGATCTGGGTCTGGCTCACTTATGTCTGGCGCGACCAGGCATCGACGCAATTCGGTAGCGGGCCTTTCCGCTACTACCTCCGCTAACCACCACACCAACACCACAGGAGACTACGCATGGCCAAGATTGGCGTCAGAGTTGAAGCGACCGAAGAGAACACCCAGCAGCGCGATTTCACCAACCTGCCGAATGGCGACTACCAGCTTGAGATCAGCGCGTCCGAGATCAAGGAAAAGAACAAGGATACCCGTGACCACGCCATCAATCTGAGTGTGACAATCGACGTCCTTGCTCCCGAGGAACTCAAAGGCCGCAAGGTCTTCAACAACTACAATCTGCAGCATCCAAATCCTCAGACGCAGGAGATCGGCCAGCGCCAATTTGCCTGCCTACTGCGCTCACTCGGTCTTAACGAGGCGCCAGAAGATTCTGATGAATTGCATTTCATCTCGTTCTTTGCCCGCATCGGCATGGGCAAGGACAGCAAGGAGAAAAACGCCGACGGTACCCCGAAGTACGCGGCGCGCAACGAGTTGAAGAAGTACTATTACCCTGATGAGGGCAACCTGCCTGAGCCGAAGGTCGATGCTGCGCCAGCCGCAGCCAACGACAATCGCCGCGCCGCCGCGAGCAATGACAACAAGCCTGCCACAGCGGCTGCCGGTACGACGCGCCGGCCCTGGGGAAGCAAGTAACAAGTATTTCGTATTGCGTAAGGACTACTAATGTGTCTCAATAGTTGAGTGCATAATCATATGCACTCAATTATAGGGGGTTCCAATGAGGTTGTTATATGCAGCATTTGCTATTTTTCTAAGCTTCGGCGCGGCTGAATCCGCAAACCTACAATATTTTTCAGCTAACATTGCCAATCAGTCGAATATGAATGACATCATCAATGATCGCTCTGTTCTTCAGTTTAAGTATCTCGTGCCCGTTAACTCCTGTCCTGCGGACTATCCTTGCTATTGCAAACCTGGGACTGGATTGACATCGGGAGTATGTATGAGCGCATCAGATTGTGCCAACGTAGGCGGAA